TAGGATAGTCTTGATAGCATTCATTTTTGTTTCGTACTCTTCAAGACCCATTAATATATAGCTACCACGAAGAGCCTCTTTACCCATCCGAATAAGACTGCTTGTTATATTTCTGATTGATTCAACACCAACAATACCAAATATGCTAAATCGTTTAGATATCTTGTCAACACCGGATGAAATATTAGATATATCAAACTTATTACCGGTCTTTTCTAAATCTTGAATATTTTTAGCGGCACCCGATAAATTTAAACCTTTTTTAAGATTTTTTAATGAAGATAGTGTACTTGCGACACCTCGCTCAAATTGTTTATGATCAAAGGTCATCTTTACTATTCTATTATCCACACTCGAACTCATATATTTAATACCTCCTTCCAGGCTTCTTGCAATATCTTATCAAATACCGGGCGTATTGCTGGATTTATAAAGTCTCTGCCCTGTACAAAAGATCCACTACGTGTTGCGTGCCCATATTGCAACAATATAACAATAGACACCCCGTGGACTACATTTGAATTACTCCAGCTAATTGTATAATCTTTTTTACTTTTACTTACATAATATGACCAAGCGCTAGCCGTTTCTCCCGTTTCGGTTGGCGTAGCGCTCGAAAGAGCTTGCACTCCTCTTTGACCATATCTTTCCAATATAGATAAAGGGGTCACACGTTTTACCTTTTTTAGAAAACGATTAGTTTTTTTTAAATCCCCAATATGCTTTATACCCATACAATCACTACAGAACTAAGTCATTAACAATATGTTGTACTAAGTCATAGTCATAACCGGCAGTAGTTAATCTAGTAACTCGTTCTTTACCGTTACCCCATTTGCCTTCTATAGCTTCTTGAGCTGTCCCAAAATAGTCATTCACCATATTCTGTAATATCACATGATCGTACCCTGCTTCAGAAAGCATATGAATACGTTCCTCACCGTTTCGCCACTTGCCCTCTATTATTTCTTGGACCAACGTCAACTCAATCGTTTTAGTCGTCTCGGGAACCTCAATCTCTTCGCCATAGTAGTAATTCATATCAACTGGGCCATCTATCCCAGCCACTCGACCATTCGCTGAGTATTGATGATACTCGCTTTCTAAATTCGGAGCGCCCGTCCAGTCAGCAAGCCATTTAACGTACTTGTTTACTAGTTCAGGTGTATACATGTTTCTATAGTAATCTAGATTGAAATAGACACCAGTTTTGTATCCCAGTCGTTCCACTTCTTCGCAGAATGCTTCTGTATGTGCAATACATTCCGCTTTGCCAAGTGTCACACCTTTATACTTAGCGTAACGAACAGTGTCATACTCAAAATCAAAGAAAATAACATCTGTGTTAGGCATTTCTACTTTTTTAGCCATCTTAACCGCAAATTGCGCTTCTTTTACAGCATCCTCAACAGTAAGTGCGTACGAAAAATTATAAATACCCTTAAGTTCGATGGAATACTTTGCAAGTTCTGATGCGTTCCTAAAAAAGAAACCATCGGTTCTTCTTGCATAGCCACACCGAATTATTGCAAATTCGATACCGTCTTTTTTCACTTCATTAAAGTTAACCCATCCTTGCCATTTGGAAATATCAATACCTTTTTTCATATTATCACCCTTCAGTATTTAACTTTTTTTTACGAGATTCATTGATCTTTCTATTTCTTCGGATCAGCTCTGCTTTACTCATTTTGTTTTTTGGCTGATTCTTAATATTGCATACATTAATTAATGTTAACAATCTATTTAAATGCCATTTTTGGCACTCCATTGGAATGCTATATGTAACCATCCAATAATAAATTATTTCAGAAGTAATTATTTCCCCATGGCCTGTCGACTCCAATTTAGCAAAGGTTGTGGCAGTCATAGGGGCTTCAATATAATTACTTATTCTGTCCATCTCTTTCTCTGGAATATAACCATAAGAAATCAATGGCACATTTTGGGTAATAGTCATACACCTGACGTATTCTATCACTTCCAAGTCTGTCTTTTCATCAGCTTTGGTTTTTGATATGAATGGTTTCTCAAGTAGCGACTCCCATTTTGAAATTGAGACTAAAGAATGCTCTAGTCTAATTGTTCTTTCTTTGTATACTTTGAATTCACTAGTTTCCTCATTAAAAGTTTCTATCTCTGGAATAGTTATAGTCAACACATTTAATCATCTTTTCTATCGGGATGCTCCTGTGTCATTGTGTCTTTAGCATGCTGTTTATAGCCCGGGCTTTCCATTGTCTTCTTCATGTGCTCCGCGCTTGCTGTTTGTAATTGGGCAGGGGCGATACCTTTTATAAAAGCCGCGGCCGCGTCCGCATCAGTAACTAGCTCCATAAACAATTCACTGTATGCCTCTGTTTCCATAAAGTTCGCTAATGTTTCGTCTGTCTTTTTAAACCGTCGGCCATCGTCTGACTTTACGCCATGGGCCTTTTTAATAATCTCTTTGAAAACATCAACAATTTCGCCATTGTTTTCGGCAGCAACTATTTGTTCCATATAAGCAATTAAACCACCTTTATGGGATATCTCTAATTCTGTTAATTCAGCTTTGTTAAGATTAAAGTAAAACGTCTCAGTTCTTTCATCTCCATTATAGTCAGTAAATGTAAGTGTTTTTTTTATCATTTTAATAAACCCCTTTCAAAATTTAAAAAGAGGCCCAGTTAAGGCCTCTTATATTTATTTTATACTGCTGTTGTTGACATGATTGTAATAACTTCATCTGGTAAAGGCAATGATGCTTCACTAGCTTCTGCCCCAAATAGCATATCTTCTAAAGTTGCTAAATCAAGAGCATTTACTTTAGTTGAGTCCAGTGTAACAACCGCTGTTGGCTTCATACCTTCTACATTAACTGGAGTTGTTGTAACTTCCCATGAAAATGTAATAGCTTCTGGAGAATCATTTATTGTTTGATATGATTTTTCAGAAGGAGCCGCTAATGCACCATAAACAAGATGCAACTTATACCCGTACTCTTCATTATCAACATCGTTCCCCAAAAGTGTCTTATATGCTAAGCCAAATGTCGTTCTGCCTTGCTGACCCAATGAAACACCAGGGGCACCTTCCGCTGAGCCATCGCATTCTTCAAACTCTTCAGGATACGTAAATGCTTCAATTGACGCACCAAATTCCTCAGCAGACATTAGGTTTAAATACTTAATGTTGTTTGCATAAGACGGTGTCGGCTCTCCTCCCGAAGGGCTTTCGGTAACACCAATCAAACCATTCCAAGGAACTCCCATCGGATACGCTCCTGTGTCATCTCTTACATATAATACACCTTGCTGTACACCCGTTTCATATAATCGTTCCCCAACACTATCCCATAATAATTTAGACATTTAAATTCCTCCTTAATAATATAAACTATAAACATCATGATACAAATTGTCTGATTTATACTGCGTGTCGAAACCACAGTATTGTAACGCCAACATTTTATCAGGTATGATGCTATCCGGGTTACGATGAATCACCGTAACGGTATAACCCCTCGCGTGCGTGTGAATGACGTTACTCGCGAATCGTATTTCTTCTCTACTTTTTGAATATATAATACATGGATACCGTATTTCTGTTGACGGTGGTGGCTGAAAGTATACGTCCTCGCTCCCTAATACGTCTTCAAGTACCGCATGTAGTTCTGTTCTACTACCCATTATAAACACCGCCCAAGGTTAAAACTAACCGAGGCGTTTCTATCTCGGCCGACTTAACTTTCCATTTAGTACCATTCCATTCAACGTACGCAATGGTTTGAAAATTAGCGGAGACGAATAAGTCGTAAACAATACTTATTTTATGATTTATCGTTAAGTCATCATTTATCTCATCAGTCGTCCGCCATTTATTATTAATTCGTAGCACATCCCCGTAATAGTATTTCACTACAATCTCCGGGGTGTGTACGCCAGGGGCAGTTTTGATGGTTTGACTGAATCCAATTTTACCATAAAACTTTGCCATATTTATCTCCTAACTTTAACCAGCTACTTTTGTTTGTTCAATAATTAAAGCAGACATAGGTTTAGTTAACGCACCTGAAATTCTAGTCTCCATTAAGTATTTGTACTGGTTGTAGTCAATATCGAAGTCATCAAATAAATTAATTTCTCCACCTTTATCTGCGCCAACTGTATAATCTTTAGGATTGAATATCTGTCCAACTAAACTAAGTGTATCGACGCCGTCTACTCTTTCAATACCTTCCATTACTTCAACTTCAATAATCTTAGCTACTCGCAAGTCTGTAGCAAGTTCCGCTTGACCCTTATATATTCTTCTGCCTGTAGTATCTTTAACAAGTAACATTTCAGTTAACTCATCGGCAGTAGTATAAAAGTTTGGACGGCCAGTACCTTTGTAATTTTTTCTTGCTCTAATGATAGCTTCTATCTTTTCCATAACTGTTGCATCAACAGGTATTAATGTTTTAGGAGCATACAAATCAGCTTCCTTATAGATAGGTCTAATATTAGACTCGTTAATCTTGTCCTCACTAGAAACCTCTCGGCCATCACCAATTAAGATAGCTCTTGCTATTTCCTCATCAAGCATTACTCTCATTTCAGATTTTAACCATCTAACAACATCAATTGTTGTAATATCAATGATATCGTCTCTGTCCAACTTTTGCTTTTTGTAAATAGTTGTTGGAGTTGTGATTCTTTGTAACAAAGCAAATACTTCTTCAGTTTTCTCATTGCCTGTAACATAACCTTTGGCTCTAGCTTCGTCCGCAGTAATGTTAGCAGTCATTGACTTAATTCTAGAGAATGGTGTATGCTTTGTACCGCTTATAAGAGAAGCGACCCATTCTGTGTCTCTCTTAATAAAGTCTGGCTCATTTGTAACGGCTTGCGCATCTGGGAATAGCAACCCAATATTATCAACACCATATGTCCCAGCATGCTCTAACTCCATACCATTAATATGATCAACCGCTGCTCTTTTTAATGATCCGCCACCTTTTTTCGCTTCTTCAATAATTGTCTGGAAGTCGCTATGCGATAATACATCTTTTTTATCGTCCGTAACCGCACCTTTTTCAAACACGTTCTTTTTCATTTTTTTACCTCCACCTTCTGCATGCTTAACATCATCATCCTCATCATCCTCATCATCCTCATCATCTATGCCACTTTGCTTCATATCGTCACCATCAGCAATAGCAGCCGCTTGCGCGAGCATAGCATAAACAACATTCTTTTGCTGTTCATCAAATTCGTTAAATATATCACCAACGGTTTTGCCAGCCTCCGCATGTTCCACAGCATCGGTTTCAAGTGATTCACCAGTATATATAACTGCTTCTGTAGCGTCAGTTGTATACTCGCCATCATTATGCTCTAATACGATATTATCGATTAACGCGCCCGGGTTCGCCCCTGATAAAACAAGACTAACTTCTCTAATACTCCCATGAACAACATCTTTAACTTTTTGAACTAAACCATTAGCATAAATAGATAATGCTTTAACATCACCATGCTTAACTAATTCCTTACCCTCTTTTCCTTTTTTAGTCTCGTTAAAATTACAAAAAGCATAGACCCCATCTTTTCTATTTTCTAAAAGAGCATGCCCAAGCACGTTTGCTGGGTCGTTGTGTTGATGTTGCCAAACTAAAGGAACTATCTCCCCATCGTTGTGTTTGAACGCATCAGATCGTATTGTACGTCCATCTGAGCACTTAATATCGTTCTTTGTGGCGTAGCCGCCAAAATCAAATTTCATAATTACTCCTCTCTTCCTTTGTCAAGGTTAACTGGTGCCTCTTTTTCCTCTTTTTGGTTAAGGTTCTTATTTCTCAACTCATCAGCGCGAGGGTCCGATGACGGTTTTATGCCAATAAACCCTCTTATCTCGTTTGAAGACAATATCTCATTTCTAGTAAATTTGTCAGCAATGTCGGCTAATTCACTAACCGGCACTAACTTAAACGGCTCTCTAAAATATAAAATAGATTGTCCTTGCGATCTAGCTGTTTTTGTGAGGAATTTTCTTTTTAATTCATCTGTTATGGCCGCTAAGACACGTTCAATAGAACGATTAAAGTAGTTAAGCATAGTCTTTTCGTCTGCAGTACCATCGAAAACACTTTCCGATATCCCTAACTGGCTATAAAGCATACTCGTTAGATATTCGACTTGTGCCATCAAATTGTTTTCTGCAGCGCGATTCAACTGCACTACTTTTTCGGTTCCATCTGTATAAGCTACCCCATATTTAGAATTGTGTAGTTGCGCTTCAATAGCCTTTAGTCGTTCTTCTGCTTGTTTCCGCTTAGCATCTGTTTTTATAATATAAGGTAACTGAATAATTATATCCAGCTTGCCTGAGCCACTTTGTTCATCAATAGCGTCTAACAATATTAACTTATTAGTCAATCTTTTTAAAGTAGAGTTGGGTTCATTCATAACCGCATATAACGGGTTTTCAATTATACCAACCATACTTTTCGGTAATGTAATATCCTCTTTAGTGCCTGTGTTTTCATTATATACTCGAACTCGCACATGTTTCGGCATCCATTCCGTAATTTCCCCAGTCCTCATAGATTTTATATCCCAACCACCGCCATTCGCGGGGTTGAACGTTGTATCAACGGGCACAATAGCCACAACACCTTCATCAAACAAAGACATCGCAACATCTTGTATAAAAGCTACCCCAGATTGATCTATATTTGCCTCATCGTTCAATACGTAATTTAGGTCAGAGTCTATGGTGTCTTTAAAACTATCATTTTCGTCAACCCGAGCATGTCGTATATTCATTGAGGCAACATCCATAGCCAATCGATTATATAGCGCCATGACGATCGATTTCGTGTTTGTCACCGACCTCGTCCGTCTTGTTGGACTATAAGAGGACCCGTACCCTCCGTAATGTGGTGTAGATTTTTTATCTAGATCTCGAAACGCATTCCAAGCATGCGCTAGTCTGTCTGTTAGTGTATGTCCCATACCACCTCTCCTTACTTAAGCTTACCTGCTCCTTATTCGAAAACATCCTTGTTCGCTTTGAACGCCACGTACGCATCCATTAAAGCAGAGACACTATCTATTTTCTCATCTCTTCTTTTCTTTAAAAGCTTTCTATTCCCATTAGTATCCTCTAATGTGATGGCATTACCCATCGTAAACATCATAAGGGCTTGGTCAAATATCAATTTTCGATCTTCTGCTAGTATTTTAAGTTCACCCAAAGGAACTGATTCAGTTCGACTACCTTGGCGTACCTTTAAAACACCAAATGGGCCGTTTTCAATCTCCCAACGAGTAGTAAATTCTTTAGCATTATACGGGTCATACCCAAAAGCGCCAACATCATACCGGCTATCAATTATATATCGATCCAGTTCTTCATAGACTTCCATCATATCTAAAATGGTTTTGTCCATAACTATTAAACTGCCTTCATTAATGAATTCTTCATATTTGTGTCTCATTGCTCCTGGTAATCGCATAAGAGTTCTTTCTGTAATATAACACCGAGTTTTTACGCCATACTGCCCACGCTTTAATGGGAATAAGAATGTAAATGCACAAAAGTCATCCCCTTGAGACAGATCCGCACCCATAGCACAAGGCATTTCCCAAAAATCTCTAGGGCGATGGGGTATCGTATCTTCATATGTAAAGAAATATGTGTACCCCTCCATCGGAATCCCAAATCTTTTGGCTAAAATATCGTTCCTACTTGCTGGGGCTTTTTCGGCTCTTTCCACGTCTAATTGGTAAGTCTCATATGATACCGTCTTTCCTATATTTGGATTTGCCTTTTCCCATGTCGACGGATCACTAACTTCCTCAACATTGTCTAACTTATAATAAAATATAGATACATGCGGATTTACATAGTCACCTCTTAAGATATCCATTAACTCCATTTTTATTGTATCACCACTACTATTCCTAACAGTACCTTCAGAACTAACAGCAATTATTAAATAGTCATCTAATTTCGAAGCACCTTGCTCAATTGCCCCAATAACATCCTCTCGAATATCCCCTGATAGCCACTCATCCACTGTTGATATTTTAGGGCGTAGCCCCTGCAACTTATCAATACTCATCGGACGAATCTCTAACAAAGAACCTGTTAAAAAATTCTCAATACCTTTTTTAGTAGATACTAATTTAACTCGATTTTCCCTTGGCCCTGTTGTATTATTAATTGACCCCAAAGTTAGAAACTTAAATAACGGGCCTCGCGCGCGTGTGATAGACGTACGAATAGGTCCCATAACTTCTTCGGCTTGCTTCATTGTTGGGCCCGTGGTTATTTGGTGAGTAGTTGTAGTGTCAACATTTAAAAAATAACTCTGTATAAATGAAATATACATTGATTTAGCCGCACCTCTTGCAACTATTAAGTACTGCTTTGTGATTAGTCGTTTCTTTATAACTTTTTGAACGTAATGCCCTCCGTGATTATCGGCATTCGGTTCGTATACACTTCTCTCAACATAATAGAACCATCCAAAAATTTGTTCCGACCATAACTTAAAAGTATCTAGTAAATGGAGTGATGCTCCATCCGTTAAAGTTAATTCTTGTTCACAGTATTTTATAAAGCCGTCTATTGCAGTGGCATCGTAATATACACCAGGATTATCAACTAACGAGTCTATTCGGTTCATCTCCATTGAAATTTCCTCATTCACTGGGATATCACCACTTAATACTGCCTCACGGAACTCCCCATAATATTTAGGAGTTGCTGTATTAGATAAACTCATACATCACTATCCCTTCTTTTTACCAGTATTTTTCGCTACAAAATCGTTCATTTGTTTAGTAACATACGTTGTTGCGACAGATTTCGCAGAGTCACTTAATATAGACTCAGCCATCTTACGACCTTTTGACTTTCGCTTTGATGACACGCTTGAATACTGCTGCTCTAATTGAATCCTCTTAACTCGAGACTGTATTTCTTTGTTTGACATGTCTTTAACAGTTCGTGTTTTCTTTCCTTTTGACGAACCGCCTTTTGACCCCGTTGAGGAAGAGCTGCCTTTTCGCTTGCCCCATCGCATGCCTAATATTCCATAATGGGCCAAAACAGCATCTACTTTATTCATCAACGATCACCTCCTTATCACCAATAACATTTAACTTCCACGACAATGCCTGTATTTGGTTTTCTATAGCAGAAATCGTGAACGACGTTTGAGGTGGATCAAACCATAATCGAACTTGAAGATACACATACGTTTGCACGGCACCCAACACCTCTTGATCAAACTCTGTCCAGTCAGTTGTCTCATTCGTTATAAATATAGATGGGTCTGGGCCAACCCCTAACAAATTAACAAATATCAACGCCGCATTAATGTTTGTTATTATATCGATATCAAACGAAGTTTCAGCAGCAGGTATTCCTAACATTTTCTTTGTTGATGTTAGTATACTTCCCATATTTTCCTCCTTACTTTACCTCAAGATATGTGCCCATCACAAAACCTTCATGCGTCTCTTCATCTTGCTCCACCGTTACTTTAGTCCAATCATTATTGACTTTTTTGTCAACTATAACATTCGAAAACTGGCCTATGATTAATAACACTCGAGCCGCTTTCGATGGAGCCGAACGTAGATTTAGATAGCTAACATTTGGTCTAAAAATTGTGGTTTCTTTTGGACTTTCTACATCCCGTTTCACCTTGTCTTCTTTTTTGTACTCAGAATTCTTAGTATTTTCTCCCATTTTGAATTATCCCCCTCTCACTTTTTCCATGGTATAGTATCATTTCGACATCGATCTTTGTGTTCTACTCTATTACATTTGGCTCCATAGTGGATTGAATTGTGTGTATCCAAAGTTGTTGTGATCAACTCTTCAATGTTGTATATACAATCAGCGTTAGACTCAATGTCCTCCCCTGTTATTGGATTCATATGATGAACGACGATCATGTCATAGATCTCGTACCCCTCTACCCCTAGGTCCCGCCCCTCATCTCTAATGATAACTTGGTCTCGTATGTCTTTCCATCTTCTCGATCGATATAGTTGCTGATTGAGATACCGGTCATGACCAAAAGTCTCTTTTCCAACCATCCCTTTTAACTTTAGATAATCATACCTTTCTTGGAATGTTTTTATTTTAGCTAACTCACGGTAGGTTCGTCTCATAGTTACGCATCCCCACCCTTATAGGCTCGCATGGCATCTAAGGCATTATCGAGTAATTCTTTTACCTCTTTTGCAGAAGCGAGTGATTCTGTTTTAGCAGACATCATCTCTGTTTTTCTTTCAATCAATTCTTTCTCAAGTCGATCCCGACTAGAACCTAATTTTAAAAAATGAGTAAGCACCTGTGAAGATGCTGTCCCTTCTTTCAGTTGTTGTTCAGCTAACTTATTCGCAAGCGCTATGTTTTTATTCTCTATAGCATCAGGTGTGTTTTTTCGTTTTGCCATACTCTCACCCTCTCAAAGTTTTGTATTACTTTACAGCTATTCAATAGTACTTATACCTATATCTCAGACACTTTCAAATGACTTAGTATGATGTGGTTGATAGTTATACTATACTTTTTGAAAGGAGACCGGTTACACCTAGAACCGTGTCCACCAAAACTAAGCCATTTGAAAAACATCTGAGATATTTTACCCCCGGAGCATTTTTAAGG